AACTAAAACATTCAGGATTTGGGTTTATATGGCGGGGAGGTGTAACAAAACAAAGGGGAAAAATTACCCCTCTTTTTCAACCCCTGAAAAAAAAAAAAAAAACCGCGTACCTAAAAAAAAAAACCTATGGAACAGCACAAGAACAACGCCTTAGAAAATGACGTACCAACAATCGAAATCTTTGCACGTCGGTGCAGCCTCACCGGTGAATGGATGAACAAAGGATTTTGCATCTGTGATGGTGACATGTACATCAAGTCTGAGAAGATGATGCTCCGCCACTTGCGTGAGAACTTTGCAGACATCATGGAAGGTCACGCAGACTTTGATGTCGATGTGTACGATATTTCCACGGATCCGGAGTTGATGAATGATGAGGAGTTATTGCAAGCGTGTTACGAGGCAGAATACTACGTTTACACTGAATGGATTGCGGAAGATGCCGATGAGTGGGACGTAGTATTGCAGAAGGCAATAGCAATGTTAGAGGCCAATGAGTTTGATGTATACCTTGATGGCAACAACATTGCGCTGACTGCATGGAACAACCGTTTAGACCTGACTACTGAGGTCTACCTACAGAAATCAGAAATCGAAAGCTGGGCTGAGGTGTACGATGACAACATGGAAATCAAGCAGTCATGAGTACGTACCACCTCCTCAAAACCGTCCGGATCACGAACGTGAGTAGCCTTTACTCAAACTTCATTTTCCTGCATCATTTCAATCTGCTTTGGCACATGGATGACTGCCCGTCTGACAACTTTCCGGAGTTGCCAAAAGAAACGGTTAACCGGCTTGCTGAGATACAAGATGAAGCGTGGAAGGTGTGCCAACGCGATGGCATATGCATTCATGGTGTCTGCTTAGACATCATCAATGCCGGATCCTAACAAAGAGCGCCTACGGGCGCTTTTTTTTTGTCCCATTGTCGCCCAGCTTGTGGCTGGTCTATCGATCCCGGCATAATGGGAACTTCTCAAAAAATGATTAATCTTTAGAACATGAAAATCACAAAAACAGTGGAGGCCACATTGTGGTTCACCGATGCGAATAATCGCACCCAATCAATTACGCGCTGCTTTGAAAACAGAGCGCATGCTATGCGAGTTGCTGAACTCACATGCGAAGACAAAGGATGGACGTTTGACCGGATCCACGTCATGCGTGTCATTGATGTGTTTACGCCGAATGAACAAATTGAAGACCAGGATGAGCCAATTGAGGACTGCGAATACTGCAACGGGACGGGTGAGTTAAGTCCAGTTGGATATGAGTACCCTGAGATTTACGATTGCGGCCATTGTGGCGGCACAGGCAAAGAGTTGAACGATTTTGACCCTGATCGTAAGTACGATGAACGTAGGGAGTTAACTTAGTACGTACCTCTTAGTGTGTGTATATATTATAGTATGGATATACGTACATACTATAGAACATACTGTCTGGACTCTGTCCACACAAGCGTTGTGGATAAAAAAAAAAATAGTGGATTGCGCCGTTGTCGATTTTTATTCGACATTTGATGCCCTACCAAAATTTTTGAGAAATGAAGAAATACTTCCAAAAGTGGGCTTGGATATTCCGGCCCTATGAAACCAAGAAGTCTGCGGACTACCATGCCGGCATCAATTTGCTGCATGCAACCTTGGATGAAGCCACTGAATTCGAGGATGCGCTATTTACCTCTGAGATGATTTGGGGTAAGTTGTACAAGCGCAACAAATCCATCAAACGTCAGCACGTCATACGTGCCGTAAACATGTTGCAAACCTTTGGCCTGATCACAGACTGCGGAGTCGTACAGTCGGGATCGAATCACTTTAGGGTATTGCAGAATGTTCGGAAATAGGAGACCGGTCAGTCCATACGTATATCCTGGTCTTGGCGTTCGCCGTCAAGGCATGATAATATTGGACTTCGTTTACGACTGCTGCGATGCATTAGGTGTAAATTACACTGACATGGTCGGCAAGTCGCGCAAACAAGAAGTAGTCTTTGCGCGGCACAGCATTAGCCACTGCCTACGCACACGGGAAAAAAAATCTTATGCCGACATTGGCCGGATCTTTAACCGTGACCATGCGACAGCCATAAATGCTGTGAAGCGGTGGGACAATTTGCTGTGGGCAAACGACTACAAAGCACAAGACATTAACCTCGTTGTGATGCAAGTCTACAAACGTCACAACTTTAAATTCAATCTACATGAGTGATTTCATAGACATCAGTCTAAAAATACACGAACTGCGCAATGTGCGCGAACACTTCGTAAAGGGCAAGGACGGGGCTGAATACCTAGACTGCCGGATCATCGAGACTCCTAACAGTGAGTACAATGACGGAATCCTGGTCCGAAAGGTCAGCAAGGAAGACCGCGCCAAAGGCATCAAAGGCGAAATCATTGGCAGTGTCAAAGATTGGTCAAAACACAACGACGGCCAACAGAAGGCGGCTTCCGGAAATAATAATGATGCTCCGGCGGTAGTCGAAGGGGCTGAGGATCTTCCATTCTAATGGGGAAAGTGCTGCGAATTGATGTTGACCAACTGAACGAACTACCCTTTGATGAGTTGAAAATTATCAAGGCGCTAGTGAAACTTCACTACGGTCAGAATATGCAGCAGGTTGTTAAAGACTTAAGTTTGTCAACGGAAGTCGGACAACAGCTTTCAAGGTTTATGGTAGAACAAAAGGGGCGACAATTGTTGCCCCTGCTGTTCTGCGAACCCGTTGCAGAAGAGTTGGACCAGGTTATCCACACGGTGACCTACGAGATGAATCAGTGCTTAGGCACTGACTACAAAGCAGCAGAAGTACGAAAGTATCTTATTGATTGGTATCGAGCTGGGTATACAACGCCTGAACCATTTATTGCTGTTGTAAAGGACAGGAGTGCGGCATGGAGGGAGAACCCCCAGCTCAAGACTCACCTACGTCCTGCCACATTGTTTGGAAAAAAATTTTCTGAATATCGCAACTTGGCTATGATTGTTGCATCACCGAACACGGTAGATATTCGGGACGAATTTACCGGTGTGTGATGTTACGGAATATTCACGAACTAACCCCACGCCTCTATGAACTGCGTAACGAAATCAAAGACACGCCATGTCATGTCGGACTCTCGGAGTTGGACAACCTATACACTCCGCGCAAAGGGTATCCCCTGTTCATCGCTGGCGCTCCACATCATGGTAAATCGTTATTTGTAAAGTGGTTACTAGTCGAATGGGCGGAGCGATACAATTGGAGACATTTTGTGTACATGGGCGAGGAGGGCGGAAGCGAAGAACTCGCGATGGATTTGATAGAAATCCACTGTGGGTTTCCGGCAAGAAAACAAGACTATTTAGGGAACGATCAGGATTGCATTACGGACGAGGAGTTCGCGGTTGCAGTGGAATGGGTTGGCAAACATTTCGATTTTTTCGACCCCGACGAATACGACACCGAATTCACCCCGGACGTTTTCTATACTACCTGTGCAAGCGGTGGCTACGATACTACGGTGCTAGATCCGTGGAACGACGTGAGCAAGGACTTGACTCAGAGTGCCGGACGTGAAGACGTGTGGCTGACAAACGAACTGAAGAAGATACGTCAGCACAGCAGGAAACACGACCGTATCGACATCGTCATTAACCACATAGCGAAGTTGCATGCGGACAGCACAACTGTAAGTGGCAAGCGATATCAGAAGCCAGCTTTACCACAGGAATGGGCAGGTGGTCAGGCGTGGTATCGCAGGGCGTTTACAATGCTGCTTGTATACCGTCCACCTGCAAACGAAACGCTGCGCGAAGGTGAAGAGCCTATACGCGATGGCGAGACTTGGATTGTTAATCAAAAAACCAAACCCAAGGGAAGTGGCCGCCTCGGAATGGCGACGTTGTTTTTGTGTCGAACCAGTAATCGTTTTATCCAATGACACATGCAAGCCTCTTTAGTGGGATCGGCGGCTTTGACTTGGCTGCACGGCAAATGGGATGGGACAACGTCTTTTGTTGTGAGAAAGACGAGTTTTGTCAACGACTCCTGCGCTACCATTTCCCTGAATCAAAACTACACGACGATGTCACAACCTTTAAAGCAGATAAGTATTTGGGACGAATTGATGTCCTCAGCGGAGGATTCCCCTGTCAACCATTCAGTCACGCAGGAAACCGAGAAGGAGCAGATGATGACCGCTACCTATGGCCGGAGATGCTTAGAGTTATCCGAGAGTGTTCACCCCGTTGGGTCGTGGGAGAGAATGTTCGCGGAATCCTTAATCTGCCTTCAGAAGGAGGGACAATCGGAATGGTATTCGAGCAGGTGTGTGCTGACTTGGAAGATAGTGGGTACTCAGTTCAATCGTATCTACTACCATCTGCTGGTGTCAACGCCCCACACCGACGAGACAGAATTTTCATTGTTGCCTACAATCACAGCACGGTGCTGCAAAGACGGGACAGCAATCGAGCGACCGGAGGGACAGCCAAGCCGCAGGTCAGAACTAAATCACCTGATCGCTCAGGAGATGCAGAAGCGTTTACTGCCAACTCCGACGGCAACGGATTACAAAGGAGCAACGTCTCCCGCAGCAATACACAACAACAGGAATCGCAAGAATCTGCTGAGAAACGTATATCTACGGTTAGACGACGACTACGATTCACTGACTTCCCAACTGTCTCCCCTGTTTGCGGCGGAGATGATGGGCTTCCCCAAAGACTGGAC